CGGAGCTTTTGCCAGGGTTAACAGCCCGACCATACCACTGGGTGGTTCTCATATTGTTGAGGATGATCTGAGCACGTGCCGTCAATTCGCGAGATCATCATGGTGAGACATAATTCAGAGGCGGATGCGATCCGCATGCTCTTGGGCCTTGTCAGTTGGAGATGCAGTGAAGCTTAGATGGTAAAAGGAACTTCGTTCCGTGTGTTAAGCTCACTAGTTGTCTAAGTGGAGTACTCTCCGGCAGCCCAGGAGTTGCAATTCTCGTGGTAGTAAAATAAACCGGGATCTGAAGTTTGTGGGAGACTTCTCCCCGGGCCACTGTTAAAGCGACTGTCTATGGTTGTGTTGAAATCGTTTGTTGCACAGGTTTGTTGTGTAAGGCGGTGGGTGTTGCCAGCTGTTTGCTGGATTGATTGGGGTTTTCGGACCCATTCTGACTACTCAGGTGCAGTAGTTGGTCTTATAGTACACCTAATTGATTCCACACTTGGGGCGCCATTTGTGGTCTACCTTACGCGTTCTGTTCAAACGTTGCATTGCGGAAAGGATGGCACTCAAGTCTTTTATTTTTCTGCCATAAATCCCTTAGGGGTCGGAGTGTCTAATCACTGCAGTGTTCTCTTGATTACTTCATCAAGAATTTTTACACCATTTGCTAAGATCCATCTCTTAATAGTGTGGATGTACAAAACAACGGTTTTATGTCTCATGAACTTTAACAAATCCGACAAACAAAACGAACGCCTAGTCCTTTGCTCTGGACGAAGCATTATTAGGAATCTGCTCATCACGGTATCCATCATTCCTCTGATTTATACTGCGCTTAAGGTTTTAAGTGGTACCGTTTTCAGCGGCAATAACGAGTTGTGTTTGGCTCTCATTCTAATTGCACAATCCTTCGGCTATGGATTCAAATTTTCATATAAGATGTCTAGAACAAATTTTGTTTTAGGGAAAAACAAAGATAGAAATTTGAAAAACAAAATTGATCATAAGAGGAATAAACTGAAGGATAGATTGAAAGTCAAGATTTTGCCGCGGATGGTCTTGAATGTATATAAGTTACGGAAGATCGTTTTGATATCTTTATTGTCGGCGATGGTTGGAGCGTTTATAACAGGCTTGTTCATCCAAGGTCAACCACCATCACTGGCTGAAATTAATATATGTCAAGATTTGAGGATTCGTGGTCCATCTGGCAAGAAATGGAAGCCTAAGAAGGTAGATAAGGTTGTGGGGAAAGAAGAACAAGAATCTCATGCTACTGACAATGTGAGTCAGAGCAGCTCAGTTGAGGTTGCTAGAACGAAAACCACATGTACTATTTACCTTCCTAAGAAGAAAGATATGGACAAGTTCCACTTGAAGATGGAATTTGGTTATTCATTACACTCTGATATTCCTTGCTTGCCCTTGGCACTAAGAGATTTAGATG